GAACGGTAAGTTCCCTTGTAATCCGCCTAGGAATTTTGCACCCATTTGCACGACCATTGCTCTAGCTCTTAAAGCTTCCACAAATGATAAACCCGCATCTTGGATTAAACTTCCAGCCGTTGCTGCTTCCGCTGCTGTAAGCGTAGTACGCGTTTCGCAGTTTAGCCTAGAACGGTGGTTCAATACCAAAGAAGGAATTGCAAAACCTTCGATGTTTGAATTGCTGTTACGCGCTTCGTTCTGACCTTCTTGGATCATTTCGGCTTCCAAACCGTCTAAGGCTTTCCCACTCATTTGTGAGCGCATAACCTTTACAAAAGAAAACTTGTCTAAGTCTCTTTTTTCGTTTTGAGATTGGTCTACACCAGCACCGCCACCCGCAGCTGCTGCTGCGCGCGATTCTTGTGTTTTCGCAATGTGAATTTGCGAATCCAACTCTTTTGTGCGTGCCTCTTGCTCGCTCCAATTTTTCACTTCTTCTGCGTTTAAGCCTCGAGTTTCTTGCTCAGCTTTCGCATAGATAGCATCCATCTTTTCAATGACTGATGCTCTCTCTTCCTTTAACTGCAATGATTTTGGTTTCATGCCTTTAGTTTTAAAAGATTCAACTTACGTTTGTACATATCAAGGTTAGATTCGGCATCAGCCTCCTCATCGATCTTGCGTTTTTCTTGCATCGCATCAAGCGAGCGTTTTGCTACGGTAGCATCCGGATAAGCCGGATAAACCACTGGCGATACATCAAAAAGGCGTTTTACCTTTGTAATGGTTCGTACCCATCTACCGTCTTCGTCTTCGTCCCAATTGTCTTCTAATACTCTGAAGCCAAAAGAAGACTGCGAGACATCGCCTCTTTCTATAGAGATGAGTAAGTCGCGGCCAGCCGTAGTTTCTGGCACATCTAATTCGTAGCGCAAACCTTTGTCGTCTACACTAATGTCTAGCGTGCCGGCTTTTGTTCTACCTAGAATTAGGTTTGAGTCGTGGTTAAACAATGCGCGAACATCGTCTTGCATCACGTCTGCAAATGCGTCTTTGTGAATGAGCTCTCTAAAGCCACCTAAGTTTTCGCTTAGGCTATTAAATACCGCCGCGTGTCCAACTACAAAAGGTTTCTTTTCGTCGCCCTCTCCACGGTATTCAACTTTCGAACCTTCAAAAGCCACATACCTTCTTTCGAAGTCTGTTTTACTTACTGGTTTCTTCATGCTGAAATTGTTTTTGTTTGTCTACCATATCTACAGGGATCATCGTGTTTTGCACGAAGTAGCGATCGCCTCCATCTATATCGTTTTGATTTTCGAGTCTTCGGATGTCGTTTTGCGATAGTGCGCCAACAGAAAAGAGCTTGCTGTAGTATTCACCTCTACTCTTAACGTCGCCTCGTAAAAGGCTGTTTAAATTGAACTTGATAGCGAACATCCCTTTCTCATCGTCTCTAAAGAGTTTGCGGTCGAGCTCTTGCTCCCATCGCTTTACCCACGGACGAATGCAGTGCTGTACGAATTCTATTCCCTGGTGTTCGATATTGTTATTCGTAGATCTTTCGAGGTCTGCAATTAAATGCGGTGGCAGCCCAAAGTATCGAGCGATGTCTGTTACCGTAATTTTTTTGGTCAGGATAAATTGCGCCTGCTCCGGTGGAATAGTCACCGGCTTATATTTTAAACCTTGCTCTAAAATCTTAGTTCCCGCACGCTTGCCCTTTGCGCCGTTGTTATCGTACCACGAAGTCTGCAAACGCTCAAAAGCTTCGTCGGTTAGTTTGCTATCCGTTTCTAGAGTTGCCGCAAGGTTTCCGCCATTGGCGAAAAACTCCGAACCATAGCTTTGTGCCGCCAAGCCTAAACCAATGTTTTCGGCTGCTACTTCTATGACTCCTTTTCCGACTAAGCCTGTAAAACCAAGTCCTGGAACATGGAGCATATCAAAGTTGTTTACGGTTTCTTTTTGTCCGTCAATTTTATAGAAGAGTTCGCCCTGATAAAGTGTAGGCGTTACCGAACTTGGGTGTAAGTATTCAAGTGTGTGCGGTCGTCCAGCCTCGTCGCGGTGTATGCGCGCATAAGCATTACCCCAAAGCAAAACCGAAGTTTGTAGGGTTTGGAAAAAGATAAAAGCCGTCATATTTCTATTCGGCTCGTCGCGTAAAATAAAGTTTAAAGGGTGTACCGATACTGGCGCTCTATTGCCTTCGGTAGTTTTATACACTTGGCAAGGCAGCGAGGCAATGGTATTGGCAATTATAGAGGTAGCCGAATATACCGCCGATAAGCTTAATGCTGTGGTAGGATTAACAGTCTCGCCAGCGGCGGTTGCTCTACCCATTAAACTTGCCAGCCAAGCTTGAGGGTTCTTTAATGAACTCTCGCCTGAGCGTTTTTCTACCTTAAAATCGTATCCTAAAATCTTCAAAGCACAGTTGTATTTTGTGCTTGAAAAGTAGCGTAGCGCGTTAGCTTATAGGTGTAAACAGTTTACATTTAAATGCGTTTGGCTTTTTTTTTGTCGGTGCCTATTTTTTTCTTTAATCTTAAATTTCGGCATCCACGATAACTATTATACGAGGCGTAGTTTCTTATTTTAAACCAGTGGTAAACAACCGCTTCAACCGCTTCATACGCCTCTTCGTGCGTAGAGAAAGTTGAAATGCATGTTTCGAATTTCTTATCGAAGCCCTTATCGGTTAGCAAGCATAATATTTCATCTGGGTACTTTTCCATAATTCTATTTATTCTATAATGTTCTAATTCCTCGTTCTAGATAAACGGAATCTTCGCTCTCGGGGGGTGTCATAAACGCCCCAAGCGCCATAACCAAAGCGACCATCCCATCGACCTTTTCGGATGATTTACTTTTGTCAATCTTAATGTTTCCTGCAGGATCTAACTTCAATTCTACATTTGAAGCCATCCAGCGTAAAACGGGATTTCCAAAATGATTAATTCTTTTTAATTGTATTTTACGTTCCAACTCTTTGGTTGGTTCGCTCATGCTTACAAAACCTTGCCCGAAATTATTTAAGGGCAATTCTTCCTCCATCAGACTTTGAGCCAGACCCGTATATGCGAGTGCGCGGTCAATTGCTAAACTCTGTAGGTGGTAGTTTTGTATAATTCTTTTTATATCTCTTTCTATTATGCGATGATCGACAATATTCCCGTCAGTTAGTGTCACATAACCTTGGTTGGCCCATAATAAATAATCTACTTGATCGGCTTTTTTCTGGGCCTTAATTTCTGGAATCCAGAAGTGGCAGATTACTTCAAAGTATTCGCCGTCTTCGTCTGGGAATACCATCACAAAAGCGTTTACATCTGTGGTACTCGCCAAGTCTAAACCGGCATAACATACGCGGCCTTCTAATTTGTCGGGATCTCCAGGTAAATTGCAAAGCATCCAATCATCGTCGTTTATCCAAGCCATAGAACTGTCCGTCCAAATATTAAGGTTCTTGGTTTTAAAGTTTACCTCTTCGGATGGATTGTTCTTTGCCTGGTTGTATTCGTCTCTCAGGTATTTCATCGAAATGGAATTCCCTAAGTTGGGATTCGCTTTAATCCACACCTCTTCGTCCTTCCAATCGTCGCCTTCGTCTAAGGTGAAAATCATAATGAACATGGTGTCATCTACCTTACGCCCTTCCAGTATATCAATACAGGTTTTGCGCAGTTTAAAACAAGCTGATTCTTTATTGAATCCAGCGGTGGTAATAATGTAGATAAGCGGTTGCTCCCGCGAACCGGTTGCCGATTTTAATACGTGGTACAAGGCACCTTGATCTTTATGCGCATGGAACTCATCGAGTATTACGCCCGAAGGGTTTAATCCATCCAGCGTATGCGAATCGCTCGAAAGCGGTTCCATCTTAGAAGAGGTGGCAAGTATGTGGAGGTTGTTTTTATGAACTCCTACATAATCTTTTAATTGCGCACTGCTTCTAATTTGGTTTTGCGCTTCGTGAAAGGCAATTTTAGCCTGGTCTTTTTTGGTGGCAGCCGTGTAAATCTCAGCTCCCGATTCGCCATCACCTACTAATAAATAATTGGCGACACCCGCGGCTTCAGTGGTTTTACCACCCTTACGGGCGATTTCGTTGTAAGCGTATTTAAACCGACGGGTGCCGTCATTATTTTTCCAACCAAACAAACACCAAAGTTTGAATTGTTGGAAGGGGGCTAGTTCAAAGGTTTTCCCAGCTAGAGCGCCTTTGGTATGTTTTAAAAAGGCAAAGAAATCTATAGCATGCGTTGCAGCTTCCTCATCGAAATACAAACCGCGTTTGTGGCCATCCTTCAAATCTTTGGTATGGCGTTTAACGGCAAGTTTCACCAAGCGCCCAGCAAGGATATTTCCTTTTCTGACGTCTGCGGCGTACTGCATAGCAGGGTGTAGTTTCTTTTTAGCCATTTTTTCGGAGGAGGAATTTCTTTAAAGGGTCTTCTTCTTTTTCTCCCGTTGCCGAAACCTTGGCGCGGGCGCTTGGCGTGAGTCCGAATTCGCTCATCATAGAGCGAACATTCTTCCAGGCATCGGATAATATGGCTACTTCGGGGCGAGCTCGGAACATGGTGTCGCCATGTTGGTTGGTGGTTTCGTAAGTAAAGCCTTCGACTTCTAAAATCTTGCGCATTTTTCGGTAGATAGAATGCATGTCGGCCATCATAGCCAAAGCGTGTTTATCGCTGGCGGCACTAATGCGCATATCAGCAATAAGCTTTGCCATGTCGGCAAAAGTTCGCTTTCCTTGCGCGTCTAAATAACTAGGCGTAGCAAGTTTGGCAACTTTCGGCACAGGCTCGTTCTTATTGATCCGACACTTCTGCGCCGTCCCTTTAAGAATCTTCATTTTTGTAGGCGTTTTCTTCCTTCCGGCCATTCTACTTTTTTGTTTTGCATTCTGCATACGTGTCTCTCTTTAGACACCAATGGTTACAGCAACTTTTACCTCCAAGGAATTTACCCCCTCCCCCCTTAATCTTTTTACAAAGCTTCGACAGGCTTATATACTTCATTGAAGTAGTAAATATCCGCATGTACGTGGCGCGCTACGTGCTTATTAAACCAAGTGCATACTTGTACCCAATAACCTAAGTAAGCGTCGTAAAGTTCTTTATATGTCATACCGTCATCTTCGAACAATGCTGCAACAAATTGGTCTTCAATCCATGCTACATAATCCATAAGATTATCGACTTCTCTTTGCTTTGCTCTACGTTCTTGCCTCGACATATCTACTTCTTATTAGTCCTTCGTCTTGATTCTTTCCCTGTCTTACGAGCGTGACAGCTACCGCATAAGCTCTGGAGGTTCTTCTCATCTAATGGAGCACCGCCATCTTTAATATTTATGATGTGATCGACGGCATACATCTCTACCACACGGTTCTTCTTAGCGCATTCCACACATAAAGGGTTCTTAGCTTTAAATCGAGCACGCAGCCTGCGCCACTCTTTAGAATGGTAGAAGGCTGTTTTACCCCAATTCTCATTGGTTTCTTTTGGCTGCGTTTTCTTACGAGCTTTCGGAATCCATGGTCTAGACTTACGTTCTGGCATATATGGCATAGGCTAGTGCTTTAGTCTGTATTTCTGTGTACTTGCTTGACTTTGTAGATGCTCGAGACAAATATCTCGTTCTGCTTTCGTGTTGAAAGTCTTAAAGGTTTCCCAGGTAAATTGGCCTCGAGTGCGCTGGAATATTAGCCACTCTATTTTGTATTTACCCTTTCCAAGATCCTTATAACCTTGAATAAGCCTACCCGTGTCGGTAATCTTGTGTGTTGTATTAGTACTTAAATCGCTCATATCATTAGTTTTACATCGTTAAAAAACACATAAACATTATTTGCAATACAAATATATATTGTTAAATATACAAACTTAATTAGCGTTTAAGCTAATATTAATTAGTATTAACATGCAAACAACTCGTGGGGCGAGTAATGAGTAAAAACACCTAATAACAAACTCTTTGTGAAACTAAAAAAACGCCATTGAGACATCTAAATCACTATATTTGTTTGTATCAGTAAAACGAATATATAAAATATATTTTCCTTTAAGATGCATATCGTAAAATATTTTTTATGCTACTGAAAAACATAGGACATCGATTTAAAGAGTACTTGAATGCAAAGAAGATTAGTCAAAATAAAGCTGGTCAACTAATTGGAACGTCTGGAGCTCAAATTGGAAACATTTGTAAGGGGCAAAACTTTGGTGTTGACAAATTGCTCAATATAATTCACACCTTTGAAGACTTGAATTACGAATATTTATTGTTTGGAAGAGGTAAAATGATTGTAAATCAAGATGAAGACCGCTTAAAAAGAGTGGAAAAGGATTTAGAACGAATAAAAATAAAGCTTGCAGCATTGAATAAATCCCCCGAATAAAAGATTGCCTATTAATTAAATCTAACTATTATGAAAATGCAGGTGGTAACACTGAGCAGCAATCGGTAAGCTCGGGCAGTTGGTCTAAGTCATTTGATCGCTCCCCTGGAGCTTTTGTATACATCTCGGCTCAAGCCAATAACAGCATCGGGAACAGCCCCTTTATCACCAAACCTCTTCAAAATACGCAGTTTAGCGAGTTGTTTGTTTTTCAAGTAATTGTTTCCTTCGCATAAATCCTACACACTCACTAAATAATCGTACATTTTCTTGTATCTTTGAGTATAACAAAAAAGGTAGAAATTATCCGCAATTTTAAACTCCATCCGAAAAGATGAAACAATTTATTCAATTTGACCTAGATGACCAACAAGCTAAAGAGTACTTCAAGAGGATATTTCATGAAGTGCTTATCGAAGGAAAGGAAAACCCATCGAAACGCAGATTGGTAACAACTAAAGAGTTACAAGAACTTTTTAAAATTAAGTCTAATACAACGATGGTTAAATACCGCAGTATGGGGTTGCCTCATATTGCAGGAAAGCCAATTAGATATTGGACTGACGAGGTTGATAACTGGTTGAAATTCAATGCTATAAGATGACAAGAAATGAGAAAGCCCGATCGTTAATTGGGCAATTTCTTTCGCATATTATTAGCGAAAGAGGTGTCGTAATTGAGGAAATCACGCGCCAAACAGGAATGAGCAAAACAATTATATACAACATCCTACACGGTCGCAACTACACGGTAGACTCACTGCTTAATTTATTGGTACACAAAGGAGATGCCTATTTAACAAGTATGCCAGGTTAATTATTATTCAACCTTTGTTTCTTCTTTATCTTCTAAATTAAACCATGCCATAAATTTTATTTAAATTATAATAAGTACGTTTAGCCACCCTTATAGGAGGGCTAACAGTAATATTGAGTTTACACAAACGTTAGCAACAGTAAACACTACCATAGTGCTTTTTGTGCAGTTTGTTGTTTAAATCGCTTACAAGCCTTTTCGTAGTATTCTGAGTCTATTTCGTAGGCTATTAGCTTTCGTTTCATTTGGTGGCAAGCTATGGCTATACTTCCGCTTCCTAAATGGGTGTCTAAAATCAAATCGCCCTCGCTCGTGTAGTTTTTAAGTAGCCAATTATAAAGCTTTACAGGCTTCTGCGTAGGGTGTATTCGCTTCTCATTTAGTTTTTTATTGCCTTGCATTACCCTTCCGTTTTCGTTGCTTCCTTGGCACATACCAGACCACATAAATTCGTACTGTCTAACTGCCGTACCAAAAGAAGTCCAAGCTAATTCGCAATCACTTTGATTTGTTGTTCCGTTTACCTTATCCCATACAATCCAACAACTACTATCATAAGGTATTTTACTTATAAAGTGATTTGCACCCCAAATTATTTGATTTTTAGAAACCCTCATAACTTCATCAAAAAAACACTTATCAGGGCTGTTACTATCCCATTCTTTGCCTTTATAATTGTTTCTTTTTACAGATAATTTATTCCCGTTTTTTTGCTTTGCTAATCCTGCTTCACTTGGCATCCCTCTACCATCCATTTTGATTCCGTAAGGTGGGTCAATAATAGCCACATCAAAATAATTATCTCCATAGCCTTTTAAGCCTTGTAAGCTATCCCCGTGTATTAATTTTATATCTTCCATTTAATCCGTGTTTAAAGTTTCTAACAATGTATATAAGCCATAGAAAAAACGGCTCATATACTAAACGTTGTCATGCATTCTGCTGCTTTTTATTGAAGTATCTACGAATGATGTAGCTTCTAAATAAACTAATAACAGTAAAGTATAATGTTATAGTTAAGTTCTTTCCTACACTACTCTCAATTCCCAGGATTGGGAAAATAATGAATAGGGATATTAGGGAAATGATGTAACCTATTGATAAATTAAACAGCGATTCTAACAATGATTGTTTCTTTGTCTGCATCTTACTCTTGTTTTAGTTAATCTATCGGGAATATTCCCGTTAGCGACTTGTAGTATGCCATAAGCTTAGGTATTTAACTGCTTCGGTAAAAACTGCTCGGGCATAGTATCGCGTGGACTGTACTCATAAGCAATACGCACACCTTCTAAAGAGGTTTTCGCATTGTCTATGATGTTACGCGCTATAATGTTAATAGACTTTGATCGCTCTACCTCTACTTTTAGCTGATCGGGAGTTAAGTCTTCGTCTCCTAAGCGTTCTAATTGTGCGAAGAGGTGATTGTTTAGATCTGATAATTTATTTTGAGCCATGTTGTATATTTTTTAATCGTTTGTTAATTTGACTTACTAAAGCCATCGAAGGAATAATCTCTTTCGGAAACCTCCCCCTAGAATTCATTAGCATATTTTCTGCTCGGCTAATCTTTCGCCAATTACTCGGATGCGTGTTTGTTTTATCGCCACTAATACACTTTAAGCAATACCCTTTAGGTACGTTACCATGATCCATTTCCCACTCTACATTATGCTTTAAACGAAAACAACCAGGCGAAACACGGATCTCTATATACCCATCTCGGGTACTGCGTTCATAACCATCGTGTTTTGAGTTTTTAGGAATTGCACCTTTTTTAAATTGCGTGCGTTTCATTTTCTCAATGATCTCTGGCGACAGATAATCGCTTAAACTCTTGCCTTTGTTGGATGGCGTACTACCTACAGCAAATTGGCTTTGCCTTATACTTTGCTGCTTTACCTCTACCGGAATACTTAAACCCCACTTTTTTAAGCGGCGCATTATTACGCCATTGGTAGTTCCCAACTCTTTAGCTATACGCTTTATTGGCTTTGTTAAATACTCCTTTCTTATCTGAGCTTCATCCGAAGCTGTTAGTGGTGTAAATTGTCCTTTAGGCATCTTAAAATTTACCTCCTACTTTACCACCGGGCTTCGTAATTACACCGCCAAAGCCTTTATGCTCGCGAATGCTTTCCATATAGGTATCGCAGCACATTGCTTCGGGAGCTACCACATTGCCGTCTACCACTTTCATGCTATGCTTTAGGAGTTCTAACTCCTTAGCGCATTGGGTGCATTTAAATTTTGCCATTTCTTTTAATCTTCATAATTAACATTAGCACCTTTTACCTCTACCAGAGCTGCGTCTATCTCTGAGCGTTTGTAGTAAATGCGTTTTTGAATTCGGTATGCGGTAAGCACTCCTTTTTTAGTCCACTCTTTTACGGTAGAGGTAGAAATGTTAAGCAGCTCTTGTACTTGTTTTACACTTAAAAACACTTCTTTATCCTCGGTAGGGTGATGCTCTTGTGTATTTAAACTGAGCTTCGATAAGATGTTTACCAGCTTTTGTTCTAAACCTCTACTTAGATTGTTTTGCAATTCTTCTAAATCGATAGAAGAAAGGATGATTTGATTTGTGTTAGCCATTGGTGTGGTTTTATATTTCTGTTATTGTTTCAATTGAAAATGCGTTCAGCTGATTATTGCCGCGTGCAACTCTCAGCAGTATTTCCAATTCTTCTATTTGCGAATAGTTAAAGCTGAGCGATAGGTTTTCTTTGTATTGAGCCACCTCATCAAATAGCAGCTCCCTCTTTCCTTCTACAATGCGTTCATTTCCTGTATCTCGAAGCTCCATTAATAACTCACCTCTACATTCCGACGCCCAAGCTTTATCCGTGCTTCGGTATAAGCGAAAGACTTCTATATGGTTTTCGGTGTTTTGTGTATAATCGTAATCGTGCTCGCCACGAATAAACACGGGTTTCTTTCCTTCTACTAACATACCTTAAGACTTTTATAAGTTTCGTTGCAGTAGTTTATTTGGTGCTTGCAATCGTCTAAGGCGTTATGCGCTTCGCCTATAAAGGCTGTATTCTTTTTAATGCTTGGATTTAAAGCCGCTAAAGTGCGCACGCATCTTTCGTTATAAAAGCTCCAGTATTTAACAGCATTGCACTTGTGGTATGCATTTTCTAAGATGCCTAAATCGAAACGTGCCGAGTTTCCCCATACTATGGTATCGTCGCCATTGGTACGAATTACCAGAGCGCTTAAGGCATTTAATGCAGAGGTAATATTCATCGTTTTATTAAAGAGAATCTTACGCGCCTGGTCGCTTTTATTCATCCACCATTCTATGGTATCGGCATCTACTTGCAAGCCAGCCCTAAGGCAACTATCTAAACTTACATTACAGTACAGCTCTTGCCCAGTTTCGCCCGTATTTAAATCGAATTGCACCGCCGCAAGACTCACAATGGCTGCGTTGTTGGTGGTAGACATGGTTTCGATGTCTATCATTAGATTTTTAAAGTTCTTTTTCATTGTTATATTCTCCTTTATCAGATCCACCCATTCTATTTTTAAGAATGTAGCGATGAATTTTGGTTAACATTGGTTTTAACAATTCTATATCGCCGTAAGCTATATGGCAAGCTCTACACAATGCCATCAGGTTTTCTATACGGTCTTTCTCCTGGCTTCCTCCCATTCCTCTGGCTTCGATATGGTGAATATCTACAGCGCGCTCATTACAGCATTCGCATTGGATAAACTCCTGTCCGCAGAGGTCGAAGAATTGGAGGTATACTTTAGTGTGGTTTTTCATTTCTACTTCGGGCTTGATACTCCCCAGTTTTATAACCCTCTTCAAATCCTTGCGTATGACCTTGTTGCTGACCTCTACCATAAGCCCAAATCATACAGCCGAAAAAGCCAAATAAAAAGAGTATAAAAGCCATGAGCATTTTAATTTCGTCCTGTTCCATGTTCTTTATCTATTAAGTTTTGAATTGAGTAAATCACTTCCATAAGCGTATCGTGCACCTGGTCTTGTTTTTCTTTATCTACCAGATCTAATTGTTTGGTTACAAAGCTTTCGTATTGGCGAACCGTATTCATCATTTGGTTGAAATACTGCTTTACAATTTGAGCGTGCTTTCCTTTTAGGTTATACAACTGCTCCTCGAAGCATCTAAAGGTGGCGAGTAGCAATACCACATCGCCCGCCGTTTGTTTGTCTAGTTTCTTAGGCATCTTTTAATTTTAAATAATTATCTATTAAAACTTTAGCTTCATCAAAGCCAACAGCAAAATCGCCGTACCAACCCAATGCTCTTAAATGCCCCACCCATAATACCTGATCGTGACGCTTACCCCCTTCGGCATATTCCTTTTTATAGGTTTCATCTTTTTTAAAAGGGCTACTTCCTTCGGCTTTCAACTCTATGGCCAGCGAACAAAATGGACCTCTACGCTCGTAAATCTGAATGTCTGGGAATCCTTTATGGCTTCTTTGACTTGCTATACGCGATGTTTGTCCGAAGTTCTTTTTACCTCCTCCAATCCATTCGCCACTCATATCGCTTTTAAATCGAATGCCTGGATATTGCTTCTTTAGATAGATACACACATCTCTATGCAATTGTTTTTCGCTACTCATTTTAAGACTTCTATTAGGTTGGTTTCGCTGAGTTGTAATTCAAAATATACCTGTCGTAAGGCAAGGCTCTTGGCTATGTTTCGCACATCGTTATCCATAGCAGAGGTGAGTAACTGAAAAGCACGGCCATTAGTAGCTCTCTTTTCGGCGATGCGTTGGCGTAGTATTGATTCCGCATCTTTCATTAATCCATACTTAACGTCGTTAGTTAACTCAACTAAACCTCTACGATCTAGTAAATCGTAAATATGACAGTGTACTTGTTCCACATTCCAATCGGCTGCTGCTTTGTAGTTCTTATAGCTCGGCAATACAGACGATTCTATAAAGTCCCTTTCGATTTGCGCCTTTTCGTTTGGACTTACAATTCTGTTTTCGCGCTCCTCTCTTTTGCGGGATGCGTCTTGGGTTTGCTCTCTCTTAATTTCTATTTGCTTGTACTTTTCATAAGCACTCATCACTTTACCAACTAAAATGCAATCGAGCTTTTGATAGACCTCTACTTTTAACTTCCCCTGAATAGCCAATTCAAAGGCTTTTCTAATTTCGAGTGGCGAGTAGTTTTTTAAAGAACCGTTTATGTATTCGCCTAGTACTGCTTTTTCTGAGCCGTTAGGATAGTTCTCTGGTTTTACCCCTAAGAGTAACAACATTGTTTTTACAAGCACTGTAAGCGTCGATTTTGGTAAGCAGCCTAAACCTGGCAGCGCATCCAATTGGCTTATCTTACATGTTGAATTCGTTGAGGGCGTTAGCTCGGTGCTGTTGTTTGTTCTGGCTAGTTCCATTTCTTATCTGATCTATAATTTGTACTAAGTTTTTATTAAGTGCGGTAAGCTGAAAGTTGGTTTGGTAAAACTTTTCGCAGAGGTGGAGGTTGTCCAGGATAACTTTCCAACTGAGCTTTACCTTTTCCGGATCGTCCTCACATTGTTTTAACAGATACTGCCTTATGTTTTTTAAAGACTTAGCATCCGCCGCAGTGATTTTTGCTTTTACACCAGTTCTTTTTTCTACATAGTCGGCATATAACTCCATTAAATGCTGATGTAAAATCCCTTCTGTTGAGGGTTCCGCTTTTAGCGGGACAGCCTTTTTATCTTTGTTTACTATATGCTTATTACTATATGGTAATGTATCTGGTATAGGTGTTGCAGATTCGTCAAATGCATTTGGCAATTCTGCAACATGCATTTGGCAATTCTGCAACATGCATTTGGCAATTCTGCAAAATGAGGCTGGCTCTACAAATGCGAACCATGAAGTGCGATCGTAGCCCGCTTTATTATAATTACCTTTCACCACTACCTTCTGCTTTATCAAGCTATCTAATACCCTACGAACCTTATGCTTATTCCAAAAAGGAAAGATCTCTGAAAAGGCTCTGGCAGAGTTATAAGTCCAGACATTACCTTCGCGTACATTTATCTTATTTGCCGCATTCTTTTCTATCCAGAATTGAAAGTGGTAAATGATAACCGCCTCTTCTAAACCATACTTTTGAGCGTGCGAAACTCTAAAGCTGTAGTTTGTTACACCAGTTTCCATTGCCAATTAGCTCTGCCTGTATGCGGATTATTAACTCTTTGATTCTCGGTAATCAAGCCTTTTAAATAAAGTGCTCTCACGCGGCCTGTAACCTGATTTATAGGCAATCGTAAATACGTAGCGATGTTTGTGTTAGTGGCTTTCCCGCCCATATCTACAATTGCCTGATAAATCATTTTCTCTTTGCGGCTCATTTGCCCGCTTTCCAGAAGTTCGCGGTAAGCTTCTACGGAAGTGTCTCGGTTTAATCGTTGCGTCATTGGTATGATTATTTAATTAAAATGGTAAATCGTTAGCAGAGTGAAACTCTTGTGAAGGTGCTGCTGGAGTTGCGTCTGTCTCCTTTGCTTTACCCGTTGGCACAAATGTTAGATTGTCTACCTTAAGATTTAAAACACCTACAGCAACGCCATCTTTATTCTTGTAAGCTCTTGCCGTTGGCATTCCACTTACCACTAACAAGCCTCCTTTGCGGATGTACTGTGCTAGGGTAGATTCCTTTCTCCAAATGGTGCAATCTATCCAGGTTGTTTTTTCGTGCTTTACTCCGTTCTTATCTTTATAAGTCGAAGAGTGTGCTAAGGAGAAGCCTATTGCTTTTTGTCCGTTTACATCGCGCACCTCTGCGTCTTTACCTATTCGGCCTAATACCGTTAAATTCATCATAGTTGCTTTCTTTTGTAGTTTATATAATACCAAGCGGCTACTCGGCTGTGATCGTAGCACAGTCGTTTGCGTATACGTCGGCTAAAAGTTTTAAAGGCAATGAACACCTCTTCGTCGGTGTCGCAGTTTTCTGCTATCCTTTTGTATCGGTCTGGAATTTTCATATATCTTTGGCTTGCACTAAGTTTAATCGCTTAGTCATTGGTATAAGAAGACGGGCGGCGGCTCGTCTTTTTTATTTGGATGCTTTTATTAGTTTCAATAACATTTCTTTAGTGGTCTGGATTACGATCATTGCTTTAGGTTCTCGCTTATTGCCTCAAAAGATTCTATCACTTCGGGAATCACTACTTTTAATCCCCACACATTTCTGAGCGACCAGTCTTCGATTCCATTCTTTGGATAGTAGTGTCGAAATAAGGCGACATAGCCAATATCTTTTGGCAATCCAGCCTTCGCTCGTAGCATTCTGAGCTTCCATCTATCACTTTCGATAAGGTTTTGACCATCAATTTTAAAAACTTTCATTCAAATACTAATTTATGTTGTTATTATATTCCAAAAAAAAGGTAACAAACAGTATAAATGTTTCGTTTAAACACGAATTCCATGTGTTTTTACACACTTAATTAAACTTAAACGCAATTTTATTTCGCTTACTACGCCTTGATATTCACTACAAAAAATACTTAAACCACTAACTACCAGGATAAAACAATTAGGAATTATACATTTTTTTTTGTTACTTTTGTTAGTACAAATATTTAATACTAGGCAAGTATACTAACATTTGTTGTTATTATGCAACTTATGTTTGCGTTAGTTTTAAACACTCTTTTCAACAATGAAAGAACTCGCTATAAATCAGCGCGTTGTAAAAGTGATTGAACATTACGGTTACAACTCTAATAGCTTAACAATTGCGTTAAACTATAAAGGAAACACACGCGTATATAACATTATGCGCAGTAGGTCTAAGCCTAGTTGTGGCTTCTTAGAAGATTTTGCAAAATTACTTCCTCAAGTAAATATGAATTGGATTGTAACTGGGAATGGTAGAATGCTTAATAGGTTACAAGATAATATCCCAGTCTTAGGTGAGTTCACCCCTACAGTAATGGCACCTATATCTTCTTCAGCTTCGCAATTAAAGGATAAAGATTACACCGATAAACTTTCGCCTGCATCTATTCAATCGATTACAGATTGTGAACTGATACGCCCGTGTGATACCGATGCTATGCAGCCCGAAATTAACCAAGGGGATTTCTTAGCGATCAAAAAGACTTTAATAAATCCCTTCACCAATTGGGGGCACATTTTCTTAATCGATATTGCTGGAGAATTAATCCTTCGTCGAATGACTGTTAAGGATACGACCATCGTATTAACGAGCAGTAATTCGAATTACCCGCCCGTAAACGTCTTAAAGAACGACATCGAAGGCGTGTGGGAAGTGAAAGGAGTATTGAGTAGACTGTAGATAAATAGCAGCAAAAATAGCAGCAAAAATATACAAGCATAAAAAAACCCTAGCGTTTGCTAGGGTTCTTGGTAATGGGTGAGGTCGGAAGCGTACAAAGATTTGTTAGCATTGATAATGTCTAAAAAGGTAATAAAACATACACAAGCCTTTATATTAACCGCAAAAGACATACCTTTGATGCTAATCATTGTTTGTATTTAGCTTATTGATAGTTATTAACTACAAAGATAATAGCAGCAAAAATAGCAGCAAAAAAGGAATCACTATAAAACCACTAAATTATGGCAACCTTAAAGTTTATTATTAGAGGCTCAAAAAAAGATAAACCGAATTCTATTTATGTTTTTTTTAGAAGCGGAGCATTACGATTTTACTACCCAACAAAATTCAAAGTCCTACCTAAATTCTGGAATGCTCAAAAAGAGATCGTGAAAAACACAACCGAGGTTATGGAGCGCGACATCATCAATGACACTATTCGGAAGATTGAACCCTTTATATTTAAAGCCTATGCCGAATTACTCTCTGCGCATGGATATGTAGATAATGATTTGCTACGTGTAAAGATGGACGGCTTTTTAAAGCGCGGTGAAAATCCATCTGCTAAAATTTCCTTTATGGAATACTTTGCTGACTATAACGAGAAAGCCGAGAAACGCATAAGACTAAGCACCGTTAGAACCTACCGAACATTGTATAAGAACTTTAAACAATACCACCTCTACCGCGCTAAAATCAACTTCAATACTATTGACTTAGATTTCTACTACAACTTTATAGAGTTCCTGGAAGAGCGTAACCATAGTCTGAACTATATAGGTAAGCACATAAAAGTATTGAAGACTGTTTTAAATGATGCTACGGATGAGGGCATCAACACCAACTTAGCTTATAAGAGTAAGCGCTTTAAGGTACTCAGAGAAGAAGTTGATAATATTTACCTGACCGAAGGCGAGCTAAAACAATTTTACGATATGCCTATTGTAAAAGAGTACGATGCTATTGCACGCGATCTATTTTTAATAGGCGCTTTTACAGGACTTCGTGTTTCGGATTATACCCATCTTACCGAAGATAACATATACGACAATGGCAACTTCCGATACATTAAAAAGGAGACTCTAAAAACTGGGCGTGTAGTAATTATACCTCTTCACCCTATCGTAGAATCTATTTTAGAAAAACGCGACGGCACACCGCCTAAAAGCATTCCTCCGCAAAAGATTAACGACATCATTAAAGAGCTGGGTAAACAGATTGGTTTATACGAAATGGTAGACGACAATAAAACCATTGGAGGTTTGAAGGTGCAAAAGCGGGTAGAAAAGTACTCTAAAATATGTACACATACAGCGCGCCGAAGCTTCTGTACAAACGCCTATTTAAACGGAATGAACTCGATAGACATTATGGCGATAAGCGGACACACTACCGAAAATAATTTCTTGAAGTACATTAAAGTAACACCTCTACAAATAGCTGAGCGAATTGCCCAACATCCATTCTTTAAAGATGCGCACCTTAAAGTGGTTTAATCAAGTTTGAAAATGATTTTGATAAAGGCTTCTAAATCTTCCCAGGTAATTATATCGAGAATCTTTAGCACGAACAAAGCACCCACCATTAGGTAACCGAATAAACGTGCATAATCTACACTACCTTCGCCCGCAATGGGTGAAGCTACGTTTTGCTTTAATTCGTTTTGAATATCTTTGCCCACATAAGGAACGGCACCTAAAGCACCTACGAATACGCGCCCGACTAGGGTATCTAAAAACTTCTTTTTCATAGTGATTTATTTTCTCTGTAAATATTTTGTTCTTCTACACAAATACTCTCCAACCAATATGGCACATCAAACGAGGGGCAATCTTTGGAAGAGAATTGGTTATGGCCAGCCACTTGTATATCCGGATGCCTTAACACCATATAGCGCACATAAGTTTCCAACGCATCCCATTGCTCATTGGTTCGCGTATCGCTTGGCTTTCCACCTCTACGACCACCAACATAAACCAAGTGCCTAGTCACACCGTTATAGCCTCGAGCTCCGTTTGTAATTTCGAAGTTGTCAACGGTATTGTCCTGGTTAAATGGTGTAAGGTTTTCTAGCATTCCATCTAAATGGATCATATCAGAATAGCCCACTTTAGACCAGCCATTTTCTACGATATGCCATTGCCGAATATCCGCAGAACTCACCGCTCTACCTTCGGGTGTATCGGTGCAATGAATGATTAAATATTTAAGTTTGCTCATTGTCTTTTCTCAGTTTCTCTAACTCCAGTTCTTTCAACTCCTTTTCTAAGCCCTTAACTTGATAGGTACGAACACCACCAGCCACACCCAAGCCAACAGCCAACAAACCCAATATGGGCGATATAGCATCCACAAACTGCATAAGCCCTACGCTAATGGTAAAAACTGAAGAAAACATAGACTTGATATGTGAGAATTCGTTAGGCATTAAAGTGTTTCATTTGGATCAACATCCCAGTTAAATGTACGCACCTCTGCCGCCTCTAACAATGTAAAGGCTGGAGCAGCTTTGCCATTACCTAAAGCAATTAAAGTACTGACTTCGCCATTTAACCAACTCGCGCCAATCTCGAAAATGTGATACACTTTTCCCAAGTATTTCTTTTCCAAAACAGCACCGTACTTGCGTTTGTTACGCGCGCCCATCTCTGCCCATGTAGGGTGATGAGTAACCGTTTCTTCTTCCGAGATTTGTTCCTGATAATTGTAGCGATCTATCGGTACTAAATCGTTTACATTTTCTACTGGAACCGCTAAAAATATGTTTCCTCTCATTAGTTCTTATGTTTTGATTTGCCCGCTTTGTAGTTTTGCTCTACTTCGTCTGATGATAATGCTCTGTTGTAGATTCGTACATCGTCTATGATGTCTGTTGAGAATAACGTGTCCCCTAAAGGCGCATCAGCTCCAATAATTAACGGAGAAGATGAGTCTAAGTTACCCGATTTTCCCGATATACTTATCGGTGTTTCTGCATCTGCATCTATATAACAAGTTGCATCCCCATCGCGAACACCTACCACAGCAACGTGAACCCAAACTCCCGAACTTTGTGCACTTGAAATAGTGAAGCCACTATTACCCGTACCATCATTCAATTCTAACTTTAACACATTTGAAGATGTGCGATATAATGTATAACCACTTGAACCATCTCTCTTATCTATAATTCTCTCAGCATTAGCTTCGCCAATCTTTAACCAACACTCAATACTAAAATCACCTGTACCAAAGTCAAGCGAATCATCATCAGCCACTTGACCATAACCCGAACCGTCAAGGTTAAAAGCGTTCTCACGCAGTCTTAGCGCATTGCCTAGTATATCGTAGCCCTCGTTATTAGGTGCTTGTACTAAAGTAATCTCATCAGAGCCTACCGTAGACTTCGCCCAATCCATTAATCCTAGTTGTGGGATTGTTGCTTGTGCTAAGACTGGAGTAGCTCCGTTGATTGTTCCTACCGAAACTTCTTTTACGGATATGTTGTCAAAGAACATATACTCGTTGATAATAATGGTTGCATTTTTAACTACAACATATCCAGTGCCCGTAAAGTCTGATGTATACATATACGTATGCAAGCCATCAGTTGTGAAACCTGACGCGCCAGTAAGCCAAAATTTATTTACATTCGTTGTAGAAGTACCAAATCCGAATGATGTTGATTCGTTTACCGAAGTGCCTTGAGAACTTTCGAAGCCAAACAAATAAGTTTTTCCAATTTCAACATTAATCGCGGTTGAAACCACCCCTGCTGCTGAACCATCTCCGTTTGTTACCTTAATCCTTCCGCTATCCCATTCTAGTTCTGCTGCTGCGTCGCTTCCAGTCCATCCGATGATATTAGTAGCAAAATCACCATTAACAACCTCCTCAGAACCCAATGCAACCGCACTATTATAAGCGAAATCACCAGCACCTTCACTCAACGCCCAATATCCTTTCAGATTAGATAGAGAAATAGAACCACCAATATCGAATATTAAATGATTAGGGTTGTTGTAGTCTAATAAAGAATCTGCTAAAGTAAATTCAGCATCATATATTTGTACATCTGCTAAATCTAAAGAGCCGTAATCCGAACCAATACGAGCAAACTCTAAATCACTTACTAATATATTCGTGTCTGTTGTTACTACCACTCTTTGATGAGTTGTTCCTATCGAAGTTGTATTAATACCATCAACATATATATTTGAATTAGACCAAGTTCCGTTAAGTGTAATAACCCCACTAACTACTTCAATCGATTGCGTTGCAGTTAAGTTAATAATCTGCTCAGTTGTTGTGCCTAAATTAACCCAAAAACAAATAGACTTTAGATTAATGTTTGGATTACCAAAGTCTGTAACCGCATCATTCCCATTAAAGCTCAACGCCTTACCTGTAAACAACTTAGCGTTGTTCGTGTTGGTCGATTTGTCTTTAGCGAATTGGGTTACTTCTTTTACGGATACATTGTCGATAGATATATCACCTGCTCCACTTTCCGAGAAAGTAAGCGAAGTATTATCAGCTACAAAAGAGCCACTATATGAAGTGAATTCTGTTGGTACATTATCTATAGTCCTATGAAGTGTAGTACCATCAGACATTTTTAAATCCCCACTACCTGAATCGCTTTTAGCTATTAAAGTGTACCGATAAATATCTCCAATGGTGAGTATATTTTGAGATAATGAAGATGCAGGAGAGTTGTCTAAAAACCCGACACCACCTGTTGTAGTAGCTCCTCCTGTTTTAACCCAATCAGAATCTGTTTCAAAATCTCCATTAACAACCAACTCACTCCCTATAACCTCGCTCTTTTCAAAGCCGAGCCATAGTTGGAGGTTCATCTTTACGATAGACAGAGCCTTGCGAAATCCTTTTCCTATACCTAATCCTAAACCTAGTGCCATGCTGCAAAATTATGCAAGCAAACTAGCTTTAAGGCTTTAATT